AATTGGATTTTTGTAAAGAAAATATAAGATTATTTTTTAATTCCGAAACATCGTTTTTATTTATATTATCTAAAATCGTATAAACCACAAAAAATAATACAATGATTATCGGAATAATAATATATAGTATATCTTTATTTATTTTCTTTTTCATTTAAATATCTGTTTTTTAATTCATAATTACTTATTACAACAACATCTGAACTTACATCTACTCTGATTATCAATCCAACTCTATCTGTTGTAATGCAATGAAGATTAGATTTTTTATCGAATTGCAAATAAATGTTATTAGCTATTTTATAATAATTTTCCACACAATTATTAGTATCACTTTTTATTCGTTCTATCAACTCGTTTTTGCTAAAAACCATTGTATTTTTCTCTATTCTCTGCGTATAAGAATCAATAAATAAATGAATGATACAAGAAAAAATAAAGCACTACCCATTACATCCATATTTTCAAAATCTATTTTACTCGCTATGTATACAAATAATATGGTATTTAATATTAGTGTTATTGATTTCGTATTATCTTTCATTAATTTCATCTTGTTTCTTATAATATTTAATTATATTCCATAAACCCCAATACATTACTGTAAGTAATATTATCATTATGAATAAATATTCCATTTACTCCCTTTTTTATTATCAACACATTAACAAATTATCGTATCACTATATTATGTATTAACAGTTAGTATAATCTAGTCCTGCGGATAATATGGTACATACCAAATCGGAGTATAAGGTATCATTGGTACATATTGTTGATTAAGATTATGACAAGGACATTCCGAAGTAAACGGACTTAATACTCTACCGCATTTCGGACATACCCAGCCTTGTAATGATGTTTGTTTTTGCTCTGATATAATAGCAGTTTCCATTTATATAATTCCCTTATTTATCAATATTTCTCTTACTTTAATCCAATCCACAAAAGGATTTTCACTTAATGTTTTATCGTTTTTTAACGGACATCCCAAAGCCAAATCATCAATATAAAGCTGAGCATAAGGTTTAGTTGAATCTGTCCAAGCAGTTTGCCTAGGGTTGTAATTTATTCCAAATAACTTAATTCTATTTTCATAAAACCAATTAACAGCAGGTCTTAAATATTTGCCTCCACGCATTGTATATAGAATTAATCTATGTCCATTCTTAACAACCTCTTGTAACACAGGCACCGCTCCAACATCTTTTCCAATTGTAACTGAAGCAGTTTTTTCATCTCCTACTTTTGGCATTTCGTGTGTAACACAAGTTCCATCAAAATCAATACAAATGTCCATCTTTTTTAGGTTTTGGGTTTTAATGTTTTTTTTAATTGTTTTTCTGAGTTTGCTTTTAATAAGTTTTTTTTCGTTATCAGAAATATCTTTATTTACACCATATTTAAATAATATAATTCAATTTACTATATCATCGTATGTTAGTATATATTACCTTACTTATTTTTAAATCCAATTAATCCTCTAACCTTCATTCTACCCAGAATATGATATAAATTTCTATTTCGTTTATAAACCCCTCCTCCATTCCTTTGATCACCAATTATTCCACTTGAGGTATTAAATCCAATTGTTTCAATCCAGCCAGCTTTTTTAACTTTAATAATTCTTTCAACATGTCCATTTATTCCATTGGGTAAAACCCAAAATATTAAATCGTTTTTTCGAACTTTTATATTTGATTTTAATCCTTTTTTCTTTACTATATTAAACATTTTTACCGTAGAGCCTGTTTTATAAATTGGGATTACCGAAGATGACAATCCCAAATCATGGCAGGCAGATGAAAAGCACCAATATTGTCCGGCAGCACAATATGGATTACCTTTGGTGAGATTAACAGATTTTAAATATTTTTCAATTTGCTTTCCATCATTTTTGTTGGTTTTTTCAATATAGCCAATTTGTGCATATAAAGAATCTTGCGAAGCCTGCAATAATTGCTTATTGCAGGTAACTTCGTAACGTGTGAAGGAATTACAAGGAATAATGAATAAGAATAAAAGTAATATTTTTAGTATATTTTTCATATCTTGAATTGTTGTTTTTTAATACTTCGTTAAATAATTAAAAGAACTGAGCTATATAAACTCCAAGTACAATTAATCCAACTAATAAATGAACACTCTTTACAATATCACCTATAACTCTATACATCCCAATTCGTTCATCTTTTGATATATACATGTCATTACCCTTAAGCATTACTGCAGTAAAACGTATTTTTGTATAGACATATAAACCAATTCCACTAAGACCAAGAGCAAGTGCTTCATAGAATATTACATATAATATTGTTCTTATCTCCAAATAAGAAGGTTCTATCCATATTAACGCTAATATTCCCAAAACAATCCAAATAATATTTCTTATAATATGATTTAATGCTACACTCATTGTGTTTTCATCTATATTTATTTTTTGTTTCATAATGTTTTTCAATTTTTGATTTAATAATTTTAACTAATTTTATTATAATAAATTATTATTCATTTTTTAAGTAACCATTAATTTTTAAATGCCTTTTAATTATATCAATATCTTTAATTGCAGTATTTAATTTATTATATAATTCTTCCAATTTATTACCTAATTTATTAACAGAATCCAAAAGTCCAGTATATTTATAATCGAATATTTTATCTTCTGCATCTTCCATAATTTTTTGCTTTTTTAATTCTTCAATATCTTTTCCAAATTGAATATTATCATCATATATTTGATCTATTTTACCAGCCATTTTCGTTATTTTTTCTTTTTCCTTTTTATTTTCATATTCCTTGATTTTTTTATTTCTTAAATAAATAGGAATATATATCATTCCAATAATAGTAGCAATAGCAACAATTAAATCTGTGATGGTAAAAGAAAAAAAACTATTCATATTTATTAATTACCTATAATATATGGTTCTTTATAAATTTGTAAATAAGCCATCATTAATCCTGACTTGTATCCGATTATATCTAAAGGTGGCTGGATATTGTATATTTTATATTCTGTATGCAAAGTGTCAAAAGTTATATCAAATAAATTATTTATCAATTTATCGCTATTTTTATCATTACTGAATATTAATATATTAAAAAGATGCATACATGTATAAATTCCTCCAATTTCATCATTAAAAGCAATAGGACCACGTCCTATATAAATCACACCATTATCAGCTCGACTTTTGGCTTCTTTTTCAAGTTCATCATTACCTTCTTTTGATGTTGGAAGAGTAACACAATATACCAATGGCTGATAACCACCAACATTATTGAATGCTGTTTTTAGTTTGTCGGCAATTTCTTGACGTATATTAATTGAGTTAAACATATTAATAAATAATGTAATGTAATGTAGTATATTTTTATTATAAACTTTTTAGCACACAATTTTTAAATATTCTGTTTTGTGAGATTTTATTAGTTACCAAAGGTGATATTAACTCCACAGGGTTTTTTGTAATTCCATTTAATAATATTTCACCTTTTCTTATTTTATCTATTTTTGTATGAGCTTTACTATATCTAACGTAAACATCTTTCATTTCTTCATCTTCATATTTCCGTGCATATAAATAATATAATGCTAAATCAAATATAATTCTTTTGATATAATCATTAGGTGATGTTATTGGAGTAGAATAACCAGCATATTCGGCAGCATTATCAAACTCGGCCTCGGCATCAGATATAACTGCATTAATTCTATTTTCATTAATAATAGCATCTTCGCCTTTATCACTTGTTATCGTAATTAGATCATCTTCTTTAACACGATTTTGAAAATATATTAAATCAATATATGCCATAAAATTTTAATAATTAAAAAGTTTATTAATTATAAGTGAATGTATAGATGGACTTCATTTTTATAACAAATTGAAATCCATCTTTTATTATTTTTATTAATTAATACTTGTGTTTACTATTATATAAATTATAATTATATTTTGAATGATTTAGTTAAATCACATTCAACAGTAACACCAGTAACACCAGCATAACATGCAACTCCATTTACATAATCGCCCTCATTAGCTACAACTCCAAGTCCACTTGAATCTGAAGCTATCATATTACCTGCAGTTACTGAAGCTGCTAATTTAACCAATGCAGTTTGGGCGGATATTATTGAACCTAATTCATTACAAGTTAAATCATACTCGGCAACTCCAGCAGCAAGTTCACCAGCACCACATAAGGCTCCGTCATGACTAACAAATGAAAAAGCATCTATATCAGCAGTTGGAGTTATATTGTATCTTTCGGTTGCTTTATATGTTTGCTGTTCAGTAGAATTTATGGCAGACATTTATTCATCTCCTTTATTAATTTTATATTTCTTTTTTGGTGTATCAATATCTTGTATAAACATTATTTTGGATTCAACCTTTTCCTTTTCTTGTTTTATAATAGATTTTAACTCTTCGGATTTTAACTCTTCGGATTTTAACTCTTCGGATTTTAACTCTTCGGATTTTATTTCTTGAATTAATATCAAATATTTTTCTAATCTGTTAGCTTGCTCTTTATTGAATTCAATAAAGGATTGAGGAGGATATTTTTTCCCATTATGAATAATATTTATATTTTGTACCAAATATTTATTTAATTTATTTTCCATTTTTTGTTATTAAGTTATTTAACATATATTTTAAGTAGCTATTTAATTGAATTTTATATAACAATTTAATCATATAACTACTTAATATTATTATGAACCACAAGTATTAGTAAATAAATAACCTGCAGTATCGCAAGTAATTTTTGTATCCCATTGTGAAAAAGCAGCAACCGAAGTAGTTATATTATATTTTCCAATTTCTCGACTTGCTTTTGGATAATCTGATTTAACAAAGCAATATCCAAATGATGGTTCGTATTTATTGCGATTCTCTCTTGCATTTTGTGGAACATAAGCTAATATTGCAACATCACTCCATAAATCCACCATTTCATTTGTCACACTATTATGGTATATTCCTGTTCCAACAACAACTTTAACTGGATTTTCTTTTGTTGATATTAATTGAGAAATCAAATCCTCAGTTACAACTCCAAGTTGTGAATATTGTATTTTATTTAATAATGTTGAATGATTTTGTAAAGCATTATATGTTTTTCTCCCCAATACTAATACATTAGGTGATTTAGCAATTTGACTTCTAATTTGTATAATAGCATCGTTAATAGCTTCTAACGGTTTAGAACTTGCATTATCCCAACAATTAGTATCTGACAAAGCACTTGCATTACTTGAACCGTAATTTGATGATTCTACTAACATTTGTATATTATTATATTCTCTTGTTAATAATATTCCATCCATAACTGCTTTAGCATAATATTCCTCAAGGTCAAATACATCATTAGCAGATTCTATCTCTAAATGATCAATCGCTGCTTCGATAGCATACTCTTCCATTGAGTAACTACCTGTTTCCCATTCGTCTTCATGAAGTTGTTGTATTTTATCCTGTTTTACAGGCCTTTTTGCATTATATACCCTTAAATGTTCTTTCCCAAAAATTGGATACTTGCCTGTTAAGGAATTAACAGGTACTTCAGGTAATAATAAATTGGAAACGAATTGCTCGTTTGAATAGCCTTGTGCTATTTTAGTTAAGACTGGATCTATATTTAATCGGTAAGATGAAAGTATTGACATTATTTTAACTCCCCTTTTATTTTTTGATATTCGATATCGAATGATGTGTTATTTTGTGAGGCTCGTTTTTCCGCCTCTTTTACTATTAAAGCTCTTGCTTCATTTGTCATAATATCAAGGCTTTTAATATCAAAATCAGCGTTAGGCTTATCTGAAGTACCTGCTAAATTAAGCGGATCGTTTAAAGTAGTAATAATGGAAGGTTTTGAGGCAATTTCATTAATTTTTATCTCATAAAGTGAAACCCCGTCAGCATCTTTTAATGTTTCGGAATTTGTTTTTAAATGGATTAAATCTCGTTTTAATTTATATTGATTTTCTGCATTATTTTCTGCGGGTAATATTTTATCTTTTAGTTCAATCAACTTTGCTTCAACTTCAATTTCAATCATTCTAGTTTGTAACTCAAGATTTTTAATTTTTATCTCTGTAAGTGATTTCTCTAAATTTAATTTATTTTCATTTGCCTTTTCAATTTCATTTTTCAATGTTTGTATTTCGGCACTTGCTGTCTCAAGTTTTGATACATATTCATTTATTGAATTATTTAATTTCTCAATAACTTCATTTGATGTATCAACAATAGTATCAGGCATCTGAGCCTCCTTATTATTAATTAAATAATTTTCTATTTTACTTAAAATATTTTCTACATTAGATTTTGTCATTTTAATTTCTCGTAATTCGTTTTTCATTTCCGAAATAAATTGTTGTTGAGCTGCCAATTGTATTTCGGCTTTTATCATATTCATTTCCTGAATATTAATCTGTCCGTTGTCGAAAGCTGCACTTAATTTCTCTTCAAATACAGCATCCTCATTAGCAGGTATAATAACAATTGAAATTTCATATAATTCTGATTTCTCATACACTTCAATTTGATGAATCCAAGAAGGATAAGCATCTTTTTCTTCAAATGGTATCGGAAGCGGATTGCCCTTTTTCTTAACCCTTATACAAATTGAACAGGTACTCAATATCCCTAAATCAACTAATTTCTTAGTTAACCTGCTGTCCTCAGTCTCTTCATGAAACCAAATATCTGCATAAAGCGAATCGCCCATTGCAAAAATATTCTCAGCTTTGCCAATCGGATCGCTCCAAGAATTATGATTTTTCAAAATGATAGGATTTTTCAAAAAAGCAGAATAATCAATACCATAAGTTTGAATCTTCCAACCGTTCCTGTTAATTTTTTCATCTGACACTTTAAAACGATAAACTTCATGACCGCCCTCTGTTTGTGCTTTCACGATGTTTTCATTTATTATATTTTTAATTAATTCCATTATTCACTATATATTTAAAAACAGTTATTACAAACTTAAGTACGTTAATACCTTATTCTATAATCTAATCCCCAAACAAATCCCCAAACAAATCCCCAAACAAATCCCCAAACAAATCAGGATATATAATCCACGAATTATTAATTTATTTTGTATTATATTATTATAATTTAAGGTTAATATATGAAAAACAAATCATTTGAAAACTATATTGAAATATCGATAAGTAAATTAGTTAAGGCTAATTGGAATTACAAACTAGATGACGATGAGAAAAAAGAAATACTTAAAAATAACATAAAAAGAAACCAACAACTTGAAAATATTATTGTGCGTGAATTAGATTCAGGATTCTATGAAATTATTAATGGTAACCACCGATATGATGCCTTTGTTGAATTAGAATACGATGTTATTGTAGCCTTTAATTGTGGTAAAATATCTCTAACACACGCTCAACGCATTGCAATTAAAACTAACGAAACCCATTTCGATAACGATCCGTTAAAACTCGCTATGACGATAAAAGAAATAAACTTAGAATACACAGATGAAGATTTACTTCAAACACTACCTTATTCAGATGAAGAATTTCATAACTACGTAAATGGAATTTTAGATAATATAGAATGTTCCAGCAGTATAATAAATCAAATTGAAGAAGATGATTTTAATATTCCCGTACCAAAAAAACCAAAAACCAAATTAGGTGATTTGTATGAACTCAATAACCACAGACTCTTATGCGGTGATTCTACCAATGACACTACAGTTGATTTATTAATGAATAATCAAATTGCACATTTACTCTATACTGATCCTCCATATAATATAAATTATGCCGAGTTCAATATTAATCGTGGTAAAAAAGAACAACGAAAAGGTAAAGACTGGACAAAAGATTATTGTTCGGAATGGAAAGATAGTATGTCAGAACCCGATTATTATAAATTCCTATACAATTTTATCCGATTAGCTAAAAAGCATTTAATCCCTTATGGACATTATTATATTTGGCACGCAACAACTTATTTATCTGATTTAATTAAAGCATTAAAAGAAAATGATATTCCTTATGATAAAATTCCAATTATTTGGGTAAAACAAACTGCACCATTAAGCTGGGCAAATTACAAAAGAAAATATGAACCTTGTATATTTGCGGGGAAAGGTGCTGTTAATCGAAATGGAAAAGAAGCTCGTTGGTTCGGTCCTAATAATGAATCTACTGTGTGGGAAATATCAATAGATCATAATTGTAATTACATTCATCCAACTCAAAAACCCGTAGCTTTAGCAGCAAGAGCTATAACAAATAGTTCTCAAGAGAATGAAAATGTCCTAGATCTATTTATGGGTTCAGGTACAACGATTATTGCTTGTGATATGTTAAATCGTAAAGCATTTGGTATGGAAATGGAACCAAAATTTTGTGACGTTATTGTGTTACGTTATTGTAAATACAAACTTGAATCAAATCAAGAATTTACAATCAAAAAAAATGGCAAAGATATTACAATAGAAATAATCAAATATCTTAAAATTATGGAAAATGAGAAAGTACAAAATATGGTAATGCCAGATTTTGACCAAGAAGAAGATTTAATATTAAATTAATAAATTAATAAATTATAAATTAAATAATTAAATAATTCAACAACATGGGAATACATAAAAAAGATAAAAATAAAATTAAAATATTGGTATATCCCGAATGGGAATTACAACCAAAAGAATCTCCGAGTAATTTTAGAAAATTTGCAATATATAGAGATATGAAAATAAACCGTAGTCATATTGCAGTTGCAAGAGCTATTGGTACTCCATCTGAACAATTAAAAAAAGAAGCTAATCGAATAAATAATATCGCTACCGATTGGGAATGGTCTGAACGTTGTAAATTGTATGAAAAATATCTTGATAAAATTGCTCTTGAGAGTAATATCCGTGAGCGTAAAGAAATGAATAAAAGATTAGCTAAGGATGCTCAGGCTATTGAAACCGTTATAATGACGGCTGTTAGTAAATATCTTGAGAAATACAGATTGAACCAAATTAATTTTGATGAATTATCAGATAAAGATTTCTTTTACATGATTACTAAAGGAGCTGAAAAACTTGTTGGGCTTGGAGAGTTTCAAAGAAAACTTGCGGGAGAACCTACTGAAAAAATTCAGGCAGAAATCTCAACTAACAACATTAATACTAATTTGAATTTCGATAACTTAACACATGAAGAGTTATTAGAGAAAGCCAAAGAATTAGGATTTGTAAAAGCAAACAAAATTTAACTCATTGAATAGCAATCTTTCAAATAACGAAATACTTTTATTACAAGCATTGCGAAAATCTTACGCAAGAAAAAACTTGATAGATTTCACTTGTTATACTTTCCCGACATATAAACCTAATTGGCATCATTATTTAATTGCTGATAGATTAGAATTATTAGCAAGAGGAGAAATAAAAAGACTTAATATTAATATGCCACCAAGATATGGCAAATCTGAATTAGTATCAAAAAGATTCCCTGCTTGGTTTTTAGGTAACTATCCGTTAAAAAGTATTATAGCAACTTCATATAATGCAAGTTTAGCTTCGGAATTTGGTAAAAAAGCTCGAAATGTAGTAGCAAGTTTGGAATTTAGAGATGTTTTTAAAAATGTTAAACTTTCGGAAGAAAGTGCAGCAAAATTAAATTGGACTTTAGAAGAAGATTTAACTACTAGACCTTGCCCTTATTGTGGTTCAATTAATTGGTTTAAAAAAACATTTGGAAGAGCTATTTGTCGAACCTGTGGGAACTTAGGTGAGTTTGCCGGTACAAGAATTTTGGGAGAATATTATGGTGCTGGTGTCGGAGGAGGTATAACCGGTAAAGGTGCTGATATATTAATCATCGACGACCCTTTAAAAGGGCGAAAAACGGCACAATCGGAAACTATAAGGAAGAATTTATGGGAGTGGTACACTTCGGAGGCTTGTACCAGATTGCAGGGCTTAGAAGCGATTTGTATATGCAGTACAAGATGGCATGAAGATGACTTAACAGCAAAAGTATTGAATCTTGAGGATATTGATGATGATGTCTTCGATGATGAAAAATGGACGGTTCTTTCTCTTGCAGCAATTGCAGAAAGCGATGAAGCATGGGAAATTTACAATCCTGATTATATCGAAGCTCTTGGTACTAATATAATTTATAGAAAAGAAGGCGAACCTTTGTGGGAATCCAAACATAATCTCCGCAAATTAAATAAAATCAGATTTACTAACACTTACGAATTCTCAGCACTTTATCAACAAAGACCTCAGCCTGATTCGGGTGGTTTATTCAAACGTGAAAATTTCAGATATGCCGAGTTAAATAATGGTGTTTATACTTTGATGGATCAAGATAGAAAAACCTATTTTAACGAATCGGAATGTCTCCGCTTCGTTACAATGGATTTAGGTATTACAGGCAAATCCGATTCTGATTATACAGTAATTTGCACTTGGGATTTAACTCGAAATAACGATTTGATATTACATCATATTTATCGCAAACAAATTGACGGTGCCGAACATATAAATTTACTTTGGAGTATTTACAGCACTTACCATCCATCCGAATTTGATATTGAAAGAGTTGCTTATCAATTAACTCTTATTCAAACTGCTATTCAACAGGGCTTACCTGCAAGAGAATTAAGAGCTGATACCGATAAATATTCAAGAGCTTTACCCGCAGCAGCCAAGATGGAAGCTCATAAAATTTTCCTATTAAAAACACTTGAAAATCTACATATAATTGAAAATGAATTGCTGCAATTCCCAAATGCTAAAAATGACGATATTGTTGATAACTTCGGATACGCAGCAGCAAGAGCTTCAACAATTTATGAAGCAATTTACATTTCTCCTAAAAAAAGCAAATCAAATATTAATTCTTTAGATAATCGAAAATTATTTCTACAACATTTATAATAATAACCTCTATGAAAAATAATATCATTCACCTACCTAACGGTGCTTATAGATTGAATAACTATTCATTCCTAAAAACGAATTCTTTAAGCACAGAACAACCGAACATTTCAAAAGCACTTGATTTAATAGATTATTTTTTCTCAAGATTTCTATCTGTTATTCCTAATCCGGATACAAGATTAAGAAATTTGGGAATGTCAGTTTACGATAAAACGTTGGCTGACCCTATTGTAACAGGTGCTACCGAAACGATACTACAAAGTGTAAATGCTTTGGATTTTGAAATTATTATTAATGAAAATCCTGATAATGAAATTGAGTTAATGCAATCCATAATTGAGAATCTTTTTGAACAGGATTTTATAGACTCATTATTAAAAGGTATTTATTATGGTAATAATTATATCGAATTGATTTGGAATAAAGAAGATAATTTTATTATTCCAACTTTGATTAACCAACAACCTCATGAATGTTTCTTTTATAAAAGGAATCAAATAACCAAGCAAAATGAATTATTTATGTATACTCAAACTAATAATTTAAATGGTGAATTAGTTCCTAAATATAAAGTTTTAGTGCCTACATTCCGAGCTACTGCACTTAATCCGTATGGAAAAGGTTTATTGTCTCAATGTTATAAACCTGTCTTTATTAAAAATAATGTTTGGGATTTTTGGAATATATTTGTTGAAGACCATGGTATCCCTAAACTTGATGTTGATATATCAATGAGTTTAGCGGATACTTTGAAATCTAAAATGAGTAAAGATTATCAACAAATCCTTGATGATATTCAAGACGACGTTAAGGAGTTACGGCAAAACGGAGTGTTCACTCATTATGAAGGATTGAAGGTTAACCCTTTGATTTCGGGTAATAAAGATAGTAGTGATATACACCAAGCACTTATGGATTATTGCGATAAACAAATCTCAATTTTACTTTTAGGACATAATGGTTCTTCACAATCTACCGCTGGTCAACTTGGTAATGATAATACCGCATTAACGGTTTTGGATTCAAGAGTAAAAGCCTATTCATTTTTCGTTTCCGATTATTGTAATGTTTTATTAAAATGGATTCACGAGCTAAATTTCGGGACAGGTAAAGCACCGCAGGTTAAGTTGTATGAAAAAGAAGATGTGTCTTCATATAAATCAAAAGCTGAGGTTGATGCAATTATATTTAATATGCTCGACTTGACAAATGATTATTATTCCGAAAGATATAATATTGATAACAAATTTATAATCGGAAAGAAAAGCCAAGCTCTTCCAATGGTTGAAGAAATAAAAGAAGAAAAGCCTGAAGAAAAAAAAGAGAAAAAATCTAAAGAGCCAGAGGAAGCAAACAATAAATTGAAAAATAGTATTTTAAAACAATTCGCATTAGAGTCAACTGAAAAGGCATTGGTTAAAACCGAAATCGATAAAGCTAATAAATTCCTCCAAGAATATTATAAAGCTCAAGAAGATAAAGTATCACAAAAAACTATTGATAAAATTGCACTTACAGAAGAGTTAACAACTAAGATTGAAGAATCGGAAGAATATATTAAAATTACTCAAGAGAATTTAAAGCCAATTTTGAAATATATAAATTCCTGTGATTCTTATGAAGAAATGTTAATTGGTATAAATGATTTATTCCCTAATATTAATATTGATGATTTTTGTGATTTGTTAACACGAATGATGAATGTTGCTAATGTTGTAGGATATAATTAAAATTAACAATTAATAATTAAAATAAACATCCAAAACCTAAAACCTAAATATGAAATATAAAATCGCAAAAGACGAAACCGATACATTAACAATTGAACGGTTGTTAATAGCATTAGACAAAAAACCTGAGGAAGCTATTGAGTATTTTAAAAAACTCGGTTTGCAAGTCTCGGATAATTGGAAGGATACTCTTAAAGCTATTCGTAACGATGCCTTTGCAATAGCAGGTGTGAAGAATATGGATAACCTTTTGGCTATCAAAGAATTAATTATTGATGCTATGGAAGGCGAAATTCCTGTAAAAGATTTTAAGAAATTCGTTGCTGAGCAATTAAATTTAAAAACTTGGCATGGTGCTTTAGTAGTCTCTCAGAATATTTCAAATTCAAGAGCTGCCGGCGAATATCAAAAAGCATTAGATACTATGGACGACTTTCCTTTGCTCAGACCGATTACAATTTTGGACAGCAAAACCACAGAAATTTGTACTTGGTTACATAATCATAAGTTTGCAATTAAGATTAATGATACCGGATTAAAGAATTTTTTCCATCCGAGACATTTTAGATGCCGAACCATCTGGGTTCCAATTACTTATAAACAAGCTAAAAGATTAAATTTAGTAGTAAAAAACACAAAAGATATTGATGAAAAATATTGGAATCAAGTTGAATTTAGAAGACTTCCTAACACTCCTTTTCTTAAAAGAATTGATATAAGTAAATATCCGAAGGAACTCATAGAACAATTTAATAAAATCTTGAAAAATTAAGAATTATAAATTTATTACAAATATAATTATAATAATTTTATAAATTAATTTGCACAATATTTAAAAAAGTGTTATATTGCATACGAATTAATTAACACTTTAAACAATCAAGGAATTATAAAATGATCAACAGATTATATTTAGTGCTACCTGAAAAAAGTATGAACGAATTATTAGAGAAAAAACTCAAAGAAAAAGAAATGCAATATTCACTTACAAGTGGTGGTATGTTTATTTTTGAATATAAAAGTTATTCAATTAATAAAATTGAATTGAATAACTTGATGAAAAAGCTCAAACCGATTCTAAGATTAAAATGTTTCAAAAGCAAATCCTAAAAAATAAAATGGAGTTCATCAAAAAGATGGACTCCATTTTCTATTCTGAAAGTTCATAATTTATAATTAATCAACTTATCTTTAAAAAAAACCTTTCAATCGCATCTTTAATATCTTCAATATCATTCGTATTTAATTCCTCAAAAGCTCTTGGCAGGAAAGGTCGCTGTCCGAGTTGGTGGTATTTTGCATAAGACACATTTGTGCCAATTGTTAATTTATCCGAGCTTGCCCTGTAAGTTATCGATTGAAACATTTGCTCAGAACTATAAACCAATTTACCTGTTTTTTTAGACATTACATCAACGCCACGCCGCAATATGTTTTGTTGTGGATTAGTAAACCCCCAAGCAATTCGCTGCTTAACAGTTGAAGCAGCTAAAGGTTTCCAGCCACCTGAATTTTCAGGCATCGGAAAATATCTACCCCCCTGTTCAAATTGCAAAGCAACGGCATTCCTCATAATTGTACCGATTTGCTGATATAAATTAGTAAAATTTATATCACTACCAAAATGTCTTAAAATTAATTGCTGAGCCTCCGTTATTAACGGCTCTAAAGATATTGATATTAAACCATCCATAATTTATGATTCCTTCATTTCGTTTTTTATTCTTTTCATTATATCCTGTATCGCTTCGAGAGACCGCTCGGTATCCCTTGATATTATCTTGGGATTATCATTCATCCTTGTTTTGCAATATTTTTTCATTAGTGGATATATATTATTAACCTTTGGAAAATGAATATCTAACCCATCAAAAATTTTGAGCAAATTTTTAACCATTTCCATTCCATAATTGTCAGCAATCATTTTCATATCTTCTGTTAAATCAGTATATTCCAATAAATTTAACATTTCGTTCATTTTCTCCATCATATTTTCTACCTATAACAATTAATTACAATACATTTATTTATTATTAACTCATCTGTTGGTCAGTAGTTAAATCCATCTTTGTTGTTTTAATTTAAATGATTTATTATAAAACTAAAAAGTTATAAACTAATTAATAAACAAATCCAACTGGCTCGTATGATGCTTAATTCGTGCATTAGCAATTTCAACATATTCAGGATTAATTTCACAGCCTTCCCAATCCAAAAAACCCGCTTTAATACCCCCAATTATTTCACTTCCAACACCCGCAAAAGGATAAATAATCTTTTGTTCATTCGGAGTTTTGAATAAAAGTAAGATTCTATAATTTAAGCTAATTGGTTTCAAAGTGGGGTGGGTGTTGCTTTTTGGTAAAGAAGCTGGCATATTTAATCTTTCGTTAAAACCACCGCAAGGTCTTTCATCTCCAATTGAATATTCCTTCAATTCAAACTTCCCACAGCCCGCCTCCCGCTCTCGTGGAGAAACCACCGGACAATATTGAAATAAATCATAATCGCCCTCTTCATATTTGCATGAATGTAGAATACGTGAACAGCCTCCGATATCAGAATAACTATTTTCCGCTGTGTGATCACCTGCACAAAAACTAACATTCCATTTACTTTCTTTTTTTAATAAATATCTATTATCATTCCCTTTGCTTTGTGTTGATACTACAACCCCGCTCTGCTTATCTAATATATTTTCAGTATCAGTTAAAAAAGTTTGTGCAGGGTAACGACCTGCAACACTCCCTGTAATCTGTGGTCTTTCTCTAAATTCTTTACTCCATATTCCTTTAACGTTGCTTAACCTTAATAAATTACTATCAGTCGGCACTCTTGAGTCATCAATATTCAAAGCTCCGCAACAACATTCTTCATCTCCATTTTCAAAAGCTAAAGTATCATGCAAGCAAGAGCCTGTTTTGTACGGTTTCTGGAATATCATAATTTCTTGACAAGTCTGCTTTAATGGTGCAATGCTATATTTATAACCATCGTATTTTTTAGATAGTAACGAAGTGGGTAACGAAGTGGGACGTGGTTTACCGCCATCAAATATAGAATATTTACCTTGTTTTGTAAATCCCACAACTTCCCTTTCCTCACCAAAATACTTATCCAAATTCTTACTCAAATCGCTTGCTTTTGGAAAATTTGAAATAAAAAACCAGTACAATGATTGATTCTCATTTAAACCTGCATTAATACCATAATATTTAAATAGTAATGTTTGTCTGTCAATACCGAACATAATACAAAAACCACCGTGTTTAAGCACTCGAAAAGCCTGTTTATACCAAGCCTCCCAATACTCACCATTCGGCATTTCCCATTTTTGCATAAAATCACGAGCTACTTTATAATTCGGTTTACCATCTTTTATTTCAATTTGCGAACCCAAAGCATAAGGCGGGTCAGCATAAATAATGTCCACACTTTTATCATCCAACGAGCTTATATACTCTAAACTATCGCTATTATGTATCATATATTTATTTTGATTTTTGTTATTATAGATTATTAGATGGACTCCACTTTTTCCCTTAAGAACTTTATAACTTTCAACTTTATAAACTTTTAACTAAACGAAGTGGAGTCCATCTTTTACAACCTGTTTCAATTCCTAAAAATTATCGACTTAACATCATCAATACTCCGAACCGTTATCGCAATTCCTCCCGCTTTCTCAATTTCCTTCAAATTGTATTCTTGTAAAGCTGTGGTTTTACCTTCATCTGTTTTAACCTCCAAAGCCATAAACTGCCCACGGTAGCAACATAACAAATCAGGAATTCCATTCTTTGAACAAACAATCGTTTTAACCACATAAGCACCTTCCGATTTTAAGAAATCAATGATTTTCTTTTGTATTTTCGATTCTTCATTCATATTTAACTTGCCCGCATATAATCTCTTTTAAAATAATAACTTGTATAAGTTTTCTTTTTCAAAACAATATCATAAACCTTTTTTTCAATTCCGTTCTCAGTAAATAACCAATTAACAACAACCGGTTTCGTTCTCTGCAAAGATTGTAACCTTGCTCGTGCTTGCCAATATTGAACAAAAGAGAAATCAATATTATAAAAGATAAGTTCATCCGCTGAAGATAAATCAATTCCCATCGAACCCGAAGATATCTGGCATATAAAAATTCTATCGTCGCTTTCGTTAAATTCTTTAGGATTTGCCGTTCAAGTAGGAAAAGCCTCCTTCAAAGCCTGACCTTCTGCTATAAATTTATAAAATATTACAATCTTTTTGTTTTGAAAATACTGCTTAATATAATCAATTTTAGCTGTATCTAAAATCTTGTAAATACCCGATTCGGTTTTGATGGTACCTGAACACAGTTGATGTATCTTACTTTGTAACTTTACAGGAGTGTCGCAAATAATCTCCTCACCGTCCTTCATTTTGTAATATTTATTTTGAATCAAATACTTGATTAATAAATTTATATTCGGATTAATCGGAATTTCTTTAATTTCCTCAATAATTTTATTAAGTTTAAATCCCGCTTCACTTTGAGTATAAGTAATAATATAATCTTTGATAACATTCATTATCTCATTACATTTAGCTTTCTTATAATCATTAAACTGCACACCGTTTATCATTTTGGTTTTTACATTAATATAAGTTTTTGCCCATTTGTAAAATGTTTTTTCCTGAAAAGGAGAATGATTTGAAAGCCAAAATTGATGGTATAATTGACTAAATGTCTCAGGGTTAGGAGTTCCCGAAAGTAAAAGTAAATAATTGTTTCCAACTATCTTTTTCAGATTCTTAGTTCTTAAAGCAGGTTTACCAAGCTGTCCGAAACTATGAGCTTCATCTGTAATAATAAAATCGAAAATCGGTTTAAGTTTGTTCATTTGTTCATAATTCGTTACAGTTAGTTGAAATGAATACTGCTCTCTTTCGTAGTCATCAACAATAGATTGAATAGCCTTCTTCTTAGTAACGAACAATACATTTTGGAAACCACACAAATTAGCAGTCTCCAAACCAATTAAAGTTTTACCCACACGCATCTCAGCCATTAAGTAAACTACTCTCAATCGTAATAATTTATCTCTTAACTGCGTTGCGAGATTTTTTTGATAATCTCTTAACATTGATAAATATCCTTTTCGTCTATTTTATTAGTTTATTAGTAGCGATATAGTTTCTCGTGTATTATCGCTTTTTAATTTTAGAAATTTTGGTGATGTGTATCGGAAGTTTCAAACAACCATCAAATAAATTATATCTCCTTTTTCTATTATATTAAACATATTTACAATGACAAAAATACAAATAAATTATTTTATTACTAAATCAGTTCAAGTACCATTTGAATTACAAGTTTCTTCTAATTTTTTTAACTTATATTCAAGATGATTTTGATAGTGAATATTTCCTCTTTTTTTTTAGTTTTTTTCTAATTTCATCATATTGTATCATAATGCCTCCAAGATTAAATCCAACTGTCTCATATTCTGAATAAAATCATTTAAATTCTTAGGAAATGGGAATGTGTATTCATAATGGTATCTGCAAAATCCATTTTCTTCCAAAGGGTATACAACGATATCATATATTCTCTTGAATTTTGTTTCATCCTTAGGATAAAAAAAATACAAATTCAATCTTATATCTTTGCTTTTATATTTATATTCATTCGAATCATTCTCCCAGCCCTTAAAATACTTAGTTATTAAATCGAAGCTAAATGACTGATTGTAGAAGTCCCTTTCATATAAAAACCCCAATCTATTAACCCATTCACGAAATTTTATATGATATTTTCCATCTTCTTTAATTTCTTCGTGGGTATATTTTAAATAATCATATACTTTCATATTTATCCTTCCCATTCAATATTTTTAAAAATACTGCCTTCCATATATACATTTAATTCTCTAATTAAAGATTCTACGTAATATCTATATTTATAATTTACATTAACCCGTGCCTGCTCAATATCTTCGCATTTATATTGACTAGAATTTTTAGGAGTGTTAATTAACACATGCCCGTAATCATCAATAATTGCAAAGAATCTGCCGATAACTGCACGTTCACAATTATCCTTTCTTGCCCATTCTAATTTTTTATTTTTCATTATTCTATCTCCATAAACATTAATATTATAAGTAGTATATTTGTTAAACCAAAATTTATGATATTTATTAGTTTTTTTTCATAATTAAATACATTTATTTTCTTTTGTTATATCATACATTACTTTTAATTCATTTATTACTTGATTAAAACTTTCTTCTAATTTTATTTGATTAGGTAATTTATCCCTTAACAAAATCATTTCATCAATTTTTTTAATAATTGATTCTAATAAATTAAATACCATAGGTGTATATAATTTATTAATAAACGTTACTTTGTGCGATAAAACACTATATCTTCCATCTTGAGTAGCAAATTCCGTAATTTCTCTACATTCCCATTGAAAAGTATCTAGATTTTGTCTTTCAATCGCATAGCATTTTCCATTTATATCATAATATATATTTTCCATTTTTAAACCCCTTAAATTTTAATTGTTAATTAATTTCAATTGTAACTTAAAACTAATTTTTAATATGTGCAAATAAATTTATAAATTTTTTATAATTATTTTGTGCATCATTATTTTTTCACTATTTGGATTCAACTCTACTCTACTCCAATTAATTAACAGTCATAAGGTATGTTACTATAAAATTCCTCAAACGTCTTATAATGGAATAAAGGAATTGTTTTGTACGCTTTTGTCGTTGTATATTCCAATTCCGAAGTAACCACTCATATCATTCCTTAGCTTTATGATGAATACATCCGAACCACGCTTTTGTCTCATAATAAAATCCTAATCCATCAAATTGACATAGCGTACAACTTGAAATACCTGTTATTTTATCATCCGGGTGAATATCATCTGTGGTTTCTCTTTCTAAATATTTATTATATTTGGGAATATTTTTTCCACTTAACATTAAACATTTCCCCATTTGATAAGGCTGTGTTTCTTTTGTTACTTCCCAAAATTTACAAGTTTCACATGTTTTCATATCATTCCTTACTGTTCAATATCTCTACAACAATTTCTACCCAATCATCATTAGCTTTTTCTAATGTCCAATATTTTTTTAGTTGGTTCGCTATTAGTTATCATCCCATTTTACCCAAATTATATGAATAAATCCTATATGCAATATATTCCAAATCCCATCATTGTAATAAACTATATACTCAAATTTAAAGGGTTTTTTAAAACATACTGACAAACATTCTATTTTGAATAAATTACAAAACCAAAACCAGTGTATATAAGCATCCCTATAGCCTGCATTAGCAATTTCTAATATTTTATTATTAAATAATTTCACTTATTCCTTCCTAACTATGTTTTATTCAAATGAATTCCGATAAATCCTATTCCTATCATATAATCACCAGCCCAGCCTGCATCTTTTTCAAAATAAAAAGCGAACCGTCTTAAAAAGACATATAAGTAATTGATTTTAAATAATTTACAAAACCATAACCAATGTACATCCTCATCTGTAAATCCATTATTTGCAACTTCTAAATATCTATTTAAATAATTGTTTTTATGTTCATACCAAAAATATTTAATCCTCATTTTTCTCTCCAAATCTTTGAATTACTTTACCTGATATTAAAGCAATAGTAAGTATAATTGCTGATTCCGGTATATCAGCTAAATAACCAACTGTAAACGAAGTGTAAACCCACACAATAGCTACAATAACAATCCAAATAACTGCTATTAATCGTATGGAAGAGAACCCCCCACTATTATCCTCAAAAAATGTGCTTAGATTCATATTAATCCTTTAATTATTAAAAAACATCCAAGCTTGATTTAAATATTCTAAACTTGACTTTTTAACCCCTTCTCGCCACTCATTTGAACGTAAATTTATTATAACTTGTTTTCCAATTAATTTGGTATTGTTTGGCATTGTTATTATTTGTGAATAAAATACATCCTTAACTGATTTTGAATATTGTTCATTTTCATAATACTCTTCTAAGTCCACTTGCCCCAGCCAACGTCCAGCCTCAAATGCTATTGCTAATGCACAATTTATTTTGTTTTTCATAAAAATCCTTTAAATATTTTTTTGTTCTTTTTTGATTTTATCAATAATTAATTGTTTGGTTTCTTTTTTATGTATTATTTCAAATATTGTATCTGCATAGATTTTTTCAACATTTATATTTTTATCTTTATTAACTATTATTGCAGTGTTAAAATCCATTGTCCCCATGTGAATATCTAAATTACCTGCTTGGGGGTCGAATTTTATATTAATTATCATTGTTATCATTAATTGTCCCTTATATATTTGTTCAAAAATTGTCATTAATAGCCCTAAATTTAATATAATTCTCTGATTTATATTGTTCATATTCATCTTGAGCTAATGATTTCATTTCGTCAAAAGTACCATTTTCATCAACAATTATTTCACCACAAATATCAATGATAAGACCGCAACAGTCATCGTCATCATCTAACTCAATTTGCCAGATTTCTATATTAAAATCCCCATCTTGAAAGTAGTAAATTTCATCGCCAAAATCATCATATCTAATTTCAAATTCTATTTTATCCATTATTTCTCCTTATATCCTGAACATTCATAGACAATTTCGTTACCAAATTGATGACAATATGTGTTTAATTAATTACAGTATATACAAGTTTTACACAAATCCTTAACAACATCCTTATCCTTAAAGTAATCTTTTAGGATTTGCTTGATTCTACCCATACTCACAAAAGGGAGACCATCGTCGTTACCTTCTACAAGTATTATGGGGACTGCTGCTTCTTCTAATAATTCTATTAACTCTTCCATATTTACTCCTATTTCTCTTTATTTAATATATTTATTGAAACAATCAACACATTCATTAAATTCGATAAATCTTAAATATTTATCAGTAATACTATTTTTAGCAATATCATAAAATTTTAGATTTGCCTTATTTAACAAATAAGTCCCTTCATTAACTACACGCATTATAACCCATAGATTAATATCTGCATCATAAAGCAATAGATGTTGCTGTTCATCAACAACGCAGGTATAAGTTATTGGTTTTAAATCATTTATTATTGTCATTTTATTATCCTTCCTAAATTACTTTTTAGATAAACATTAGTAAATTTCTTTAATTCTTCAATAAATTCGATTGTTTTCTCTTTTGATGGTTCTGGTAAATTATGCCCACAACTGTCAGCTCCGATATTGATTTGATACGGTTCACTTTTTTTTAATAATGCAACAAATTCTATTAAATCAAAATCCATAATTGGTTCAATAGTAATCATAGGTTCAACAAAAGCTAAAGTAAAAAATAATCTCAAATCTGGGGGTAATGCTTTACCCATTATTGTTGGGTAGTGTCTATTAGATTCGGCAGTAATACAGACTTTACCAACATCCGGATAGTAATCTTTAAATTCTAATAAATGCTTTGGATTCTTAGTTTGGAATAAATATTTATTATCAAATTTATTACAATGTTCTAAAGTCTTATAAACCCACTCTTTAGGATAATTCTCGCAAAACATATCATTAGAACTACCTACAAATATTGTATTTCCTGAACCCAAATTGCTTTTAAGCTCTTTATATTTGGTTTTCACTGCCCCTCCTTTGAATTATAATATAGTATAATAACGTTTATCAACGGGTTCAACCACATATTGATTCAATACCTCAACCAATGAAGTAATATAATTATCAAATTCAATAATTAATACCATTTTCCGTTTATTTGCTTGACTAAGCTCCAAATCAACAATTATTTTTTTAATATAGCCTTGATATTCACTCATTATAAGATTTTTACATTCTTTTAAACTATTTCTATAATAATGTTTTCCAGTCGGGAAAATATTAATAATAACACAATAACAATAACTATCATCATTATTATAAACATTAGGTTTTGCTTTGGTTATTGTGGCATGGAAATTACCAATATCAGCACGCATAATATCACCATATTCGATAAATTTCAATTCCTTAAATTTCATTATTTCTCCTTATACCCTGTGCATGTGCATATAAATTCCTCACCATCTATATTTCTTACATGCTTATAAGATTTTAAACAAATAATATTACAATAGCGAGTACGTTTATCGTCATTATTTATACAGCCCGGACATAAATTCTTAATAATTAATTTATCCTTAAAGTAATCTATTAGAATTTGCTTAATTCTACCCATACTCACAAAAGGGAGACCATCGTCGTTACCTTCTACAAGTATTATGGGGACTGCTGCTTCTTCTAATAATTCTATTGTCATAATTCAAACTTCTTAAAAATATTATATTTATTCATAATTAATTATCTCCTCTCGTTTCTAATTTCACACCCATAATACTACACAATTCGAGAAATTCATTTAAAATTATTGGTGTTGGAGCAATAATACGTCTATTGTTATAATTCGTAATTCTTATATGATTAGGTAATACTTCAATCTTTTGAATATCAATATTTGGGTTAATAAAAAAAGTTAAATCTTTACTGCTTTGCCAATCTCTGAAATAATAAATTATTAAAGCATAACTAAATGGTTTTAACCAGAAATCAACTTCTTTCTTAAAACCCATACGCCATATCCAATAATTAAAGTCCGAAACATATTTTACAGTTTCAAAATTCTCCTTTTCTTTCAACTGACAAAAACTTAAATAATCATATACTTTCATATCCCCTCCATATAATCTATTGCTAATCTTACTATTTTATTTCTCACAACACCTCTAACCACGCATTAAATATTGATTTACAAGATTCCTTTAATATGTTCATTGAATAGCTTAAATCGTCGTTATAGTAATCTATAAATACACCTAACTCATGAATAGCCAATAATTCACAGTAATAACTACGCTTAAGATTATCTTTATAACTCTCCATATCGTTATGGTGTTTAGCAATTAATGCGTTATCGCAATATTCTATTGCTTTATGATGCATGTCTTCAATTATTTTTACATAATCTCTTTTATTACAAGATTTTATTGCTTTGTGAGATATAACTCCAAGCATTTCCTCTTGAGTTTTCATTTTTCGCCACTTGATAGCTTCTTCTCTTATTTCGTTTGTAACTTTTTCTATTATTTCATTTATATCTTCCAAGTTTGTCATAATCTCTCCAATTCTCTAATAAATTTATTAACCATATTTGTTTGTTTCCGATAATCCTTTAATATCCTTAATAACCACTCAAACAACTCATTATCGTCATTATTTTGAACAATAAATTCAACTCTGGAATCAGAAGAGTGCTTAGCCAGATGATATAATAATTTTTGTTTTGCTGTTAATTTATTCTTTTCCATATAATTTTATCCTTTTTAGATGGACCCCACTTTTTTTCTTTTAATACTTTACAACTTTGTACTTTATAACTTTCAACTAAAATAACTCCGGTTTCACTTCTTTAGTTTTTTGAATTGTAACCTGTAATAATTTTTTAAAATCCACAGTCGGTTTTTTAAATTCCTTCACGAAATTCCAACTTTCCTCATTAACCAAACTATAATAAACCGTATTTAATAATCTTGGTATAAGTTTGGAATTCCATCCGCATTCATTATCAATCTTGGAATATTCCTTTTCAACCAATGCCTGAGTAACATATTTATCAACAATAACATTTTCAATTCCGTTTATTGCTTTTCGTTCCCTAACTTCTTTTTCCGATTGATGCTCTTTGAATTCGTTCCTTACAATCTTACCCCAAGTAACCCTACCGTAGCGATTTACAAAGTCATAATTTTTAATTACAATACCTTCGCCAGTACCTTTACCATCTTGAATTAAATAAGTATTTTCATCAAGCAATTTTACCAAATCCTCATAACTCGGATTTGTCATTTTACAGAGCGGAGGAATAAACTCAACTCCATAATGTGCTAAGATTTTTGAATATTCTTCATAATGTAAAAATCTTCCATTTCCATCTATTACATCAAAAACATAAAATTTATTCCAAGCATCCTGACGATAAGTTCGTAATGTATGAGGTACAAGCCACTCTCCATATAATCTTAATTTAGTATCATCAACCAAACGAATAATAAATTCATTTTCAGAGATATGATGTAAAAATCCAGCATTATCATTTTGAAAAGTCAATTCCCTTTTTCTACTACCTGTTTTCAAGATATCATTATCATCCATCCAAACCTGACAATTTGTACCGTCAATTTTTGGAAAGACATAAACCTCTCCTTGCAACAAACCCTCAGTTGCCGATGTACCTATTCTTTCTATATGTTGATATTTCTCAAATTCCATAATTTATTTCCCTTTATACTTTAATACTTTATGAACTTTACAAACTTTTAACTATTTCCTTATTCTTATCAATAAACCTATTATCAAACTCAGGCTTATATTTCATCATATACTCTAAAAAGATAGCATTACAAATTAAGTGCGAAGAGTGAGAAATCCCGCTTTCTTTATCAATATCCTCACCGTTGAGAAATGCAATAATATGCCTCAGACTACTTTCGCAAATTTCAGTAGTTTTTAACCCCTTTTTCCAATTGAACTCACCATATTTATCACAGCCGAATTCCAATACTTTTACAGCACCTTCCAACATTTCAAAATCCATCAAAGCCCAGCGAGTTTTACCTTTATTAAACCTTAATCCGACCTTAATATTGGATTTACAATTAGTAGTATCTATAATATCTTTATCCCCTACAACAACAGGGATGGATGAATCCAACACTCCGCCTTTATCATTAGGATGAAAATTCATTTATTTCTCTCCAATACAAATTGATATATAATCTTTTATTTTCTCAATATCAGTATTAATCTTTGTTAATATCTTATTCATATCAGGATTTAAGGAACTGCCAACATCAATTTCATCTAATATTGTCCTAATATTTTTCATATATTGAATATTCTTTTCAGATAATTTTTGATTTTTATCAACTATTTCATCAACAATACTATTTTCAATTACTTGTTTTAATCTTTCATTTTCTTCCTCAGTTTTTCGCTTTTCTTCCAATTCTTTTCTTATTCGCTCGTTCTCTAAAAGAATTTTCTCATTCTCTAATATAATTCGTTTCTGTTCATCCCGATACAATCTTTCTTTCTCTAATTTGTCATTATATTCCTTTTCTGTAATTTGTAAGAATTTCAAAAATCTTTCTTCAGTCATTATCCCTACGTCAACTCCCATCAAATCAGGATTAAAAGGTTTCAACATTTCAATTCTCTTAGTTCTTAATTTAGCTTCACGCTCAGCTTTTCTTATTTCAACAAACTTTTCTTGAGATTTCAAATATTCCTCAATCGGCACAATCAAAGAAGTTAATTGTTTAGCAACTTCATCAATTGCTCGACCTTCTTTCAAAGACCGATCCTTTAATTGCTTTCTAAGTTTTTCAATATCAGTTCGTTTATGAGTTAACTCAATCCTTCCTTTTTTAGCTAAATCCATCAATTGAACTTGCGATTCATCTATTACTACAATGTTTTTGGCTTTTTCATCCCAACTTGTAGCTATATCAACATATTCTTCAAACTTGGCAGATAAATACTGTATTTGCTCTGATTCTAATCCGCCTTTTTGCATTATTTGAATTAAATTTATATTCATATTTTACTCACTTTCTATCTATTTTATTAATTATTTATTATTATCTTAATCTATCCTTAACGGCATTAATAAATATGTTAAATTCTCTTCAGCATTTTCAAATATAATTGGTTTATTTTTTTCAAAAAACTTAATTTCACATTCTTGACCAATAAATGCCAAACCATTATTCCATAATTTATAATTCAATACAAACTCCGCATTAAATGGAGTTGATAAATAATATTTCTCGAGAGCACTCTCGGTATCACCCTGAGCTGATATTGTTAATATATTATCATCACCAATAACCTTTACTTTTGAAGTGGTTTTATCGGAAAACAAAGACACTCTATTAATACAACTTCTCAATTCCTTAACATCTATAATAACACAAGAATTAAAAGAACTTGGTATTACTTTTTTATATGCTGGAAATGATTGTTCAATCACTCTTGTAGTTAATGTAAATTCATTACATTCAAATCTCATTTTTGCAAAAAAATCCTTTTTTTTATTATATTGAAAATAAATTTGACATTTATCTTTAACTTTTTCCAAAATACTCACTATTGAAACAGGCACAATAAACTCTATATCCTCACATTCAATAGGCTTTTCGTAAATTGCCATCATGTAAGAATCAGTAGCAACAATCGATAATTTGTTTTCCGAAACCGCAAAATAGACTCCTAACATTGCTGGTCTATATTCATCTTTCGAACAAGCAAACGATACTTTCTTTATCATTTTCAGAACATCTCCACTAACATTAATGGATCTTTCGGAATGAAATTCATATATATCTAAATACTCATCACTGTTAATACCTTTCATTTTATACTCACCATTTTTTACTGATATTTTTATATTATTATCAATATCAACATCAAATACTAAATATTCATCAATATCCGAGTTCAAAGCTAAAAGTAATGAACGTAATTTATTATAAGATACTAATATGGAACCAGCCTCATGAGACTCTACAAACAAATTAGTTTTCATAAAATTATCCGAATCGGATCCCATTATATTCAATATACCTGTGTCGTCTATTTCCATATATAACATCTCTAAAATAGGTAAAGTTGTTCGTGTCGGTATTATAGGCTTCAATAATTCTAATGTACCTAACATGTCATCTATTTTAACTGTAAATTTCATATACTAACTCCTATATTTTTAAATTGATTATAAAATAATTGATTGTATTTTAAATTAAATAATTGTTCATTTTTCATTGTTACATCTTTATTATTTATATATTTATCAACTAATTCCTTATTTCTTTTCCCCTCTTCACTTAATTGAACAGGCTCCGATAATATCGATTTAATCCATTGAATTTTTTTTCGATCATAATCACTTATTATAATTCTATTCATAATCTTCTCCTTTTTTTGTTGATACTTTTGTTTATAATATTCTGTTCTGTCATTTTTTTTTATATATTTTTTATAATACTGTCTCATTTGTATTAATTGTTTATCTTTGTTCTCCTTTTTTTCATAATGCCTTTTTTTAATCTCTTTTATCTTTGTTTTATTATTTTTATAATATTCTTTATAATATTCTCTTTTTTTATCACTATTCACATTTATAATTTTATCTATATCATTCATATTTATCCTTTAATCAAAGTAAGTCCTATTTCAATTCGACCATCTTGTTTATGATATTTTAGCATTTGACCATTTTTTGTATAATAAACAACTTCATCTGTTTCATTTAGTTCATCAATTTTGAATTTTGGTAATAAATCATCAACTTCCACAGCATAAAATAAAGTTTTAATCAAATGAACCTTTCCCTTGCTCTCAACATCCAAATCAAACAAACGATTCGCTTCCGATGGAGTATAAACCGCACCCTTTTCGAAATGAGCATCGTTATCATTCAAATAAAATTTCTCATTCAAAAAACCGCAATCAATCCATTCCTTATCCTTCAAATCCGATTTCTTCAATTCACTTAAAATTAAATTTCGAGCCTCAATCAAATCCTTGTCATTCCGATTTTTAGAAAGACTTAAAAGCTTATCAACCTTAGCCAATTCTAATTGCAAATCCTCCAACTGCATGCCCTCATATTCATTTTCATTTTTTTGTTCATTAATATATTCTAAACAATTAGCATCAATTTTCTGTAATTGAACTATTAAAAGCCTTTTTTTATTTTCATCTGTTTCTGTTTTTAACATTTTTTTATAAATTTCTATCATATTCATTAATACATCCTTCTTTTAAAAGTTTTTAATTATCTAATATTTCTATAAAAATATTTATAGAGGTAACACCGAACCTCGAGGTAACACCGGAGGTAACACCGAGGTAACACCCCGAACTCTTTGATTTATTAGGGAGGTAACAGGGTAACACCTAAATTCTGTTTTTAAAACTTAATAGAGATCACACCCAGGGCCCACGCGTGTAGTACCAGGTCCCCCCCCTATATTCTATTAAATATTTTAAGGTTTTTAGGTGTTACCCTGTTACCTCTTATATTTATCAATCACATAGCGGTGTTACCTCGGTGTTACCTCCGGTGTTACCTCCGCCTCCGCTGTTACCTCTTATTAAACTAAAAAGGTTCTTTTGCCAAACTTTGTTGATTAAAAATATTTCTTTTTTTTCCTATATAATATCTACTAACTCTTTTATTTATTTTTCTTGTAATTTGTTTAAAACCTTGATTTTTTAAAGTTTGTCCCAATTTATTAAAATTAAATTTAACAGCTATAGATTTCGATTGTAAATCTTCCATAATTTCAGTTGCTGTTAATAATTGGCAAAAACCTTGATTAACAGCTTCATCAACAGTTTTATTTTCATAATTATCCAATTCAACAGGTTCATAATATTTGTTTAAATAATCATCTTCAGGATTAACCATTTGGTATATAAGATTTATTTCATTAATTTTTTCAATTTCATTACCTTCAAACCAATATTGAAAACCATTATTTAACAGATATAAAGCCTGAGCATACATTTGATTAAGATTAATTGTAGATTTCAAATCAATTTCAAGAGCCTCCACAGTTAAAAAGCGTCGATTACCTGAAATATCTGTTAAAAATAGTGCCTTATTTACAGATCCGATAAATGATGCACGTCTTTTTGTTTTTTCAAATCGTCTACCATAAGGTCTTCTAATGTCAATAGAATCGATAGTCATCAATGATTTTAATAATCCAATTTCTTCACGATTAATAGATTCCAATTCGTCAAGATTAATAATAAAATATTCCGCAATTGCTATTTTAGAATCTTTATCATTCGGATTAATTTGAGTAGAAATATAATACTTAAGTAAAGGTTCCGGGACTAAATTTCTAATAACAGTAGTTTTTCCAATTCCTTGTTTACCTGATAGAACAATACAACTATGATTTAATCCTATTTCCAAAGCACAAGCGACTGCACCTACTATCCATTTCATAAAGTAAATAACCCAGATTTCTTCTTGTTCTTTTGGTACTTTAATCAAAGAAGCATATTGTTGAATATAATTATTAGTAGTATCCCATTGAGGTAAATTATAAAAATAATCTTGGAAAGGATGAAAACTTTGAACAAATTCAGAATTCAAAGTTAATTCAATATGATTAATGGGGATTTTATTAGGAGATTTTTGAAAAACTCTCCAAATCTCATTTGCAAATCTATCTTTAGTATCTATCCAATCTTTTGAATCATTATTTTTTAATTGATATTCTACCTGACTTTTTACAATATTATATCTTAAATTATACTGTTCATTTAGATACTGCTCTAAAATAGCAATATTACATTCTTTCGAAGATTTAATTTTGTTCTTATTAATATTAATTGTAGTATCGGAATTTTCAACATTATTTAACGCATCAGCAGCCAATGATAAAGATGTAGCAGTAGAATTTTTTTTATTTTTCCATTCACTACCATATTGATTATTAATATAATTATTACGTTCCTTTTCTATATCATCATAAGTAATTGGTTGTATTTGTCCTTTTTTTATAGCATCATATATATCTTTCATAGCTTCATCTTCTGTTAAATCAGTATGACAAAGTACAGTATCTCTAATTTGACTAATAGCATATTCCTCGCTAAAAAATCCTCCAGCTACATAACCACCTAATAGATAAGCTGCTTTTATTCTCGAATTATGTCTACCTTTATCTGAATCTCCTTTGATTGAATCTGTAATGAGTTTTTTAGCAGTATTAATGCCTTGTTGAGCATATTCATTAAATCTATTATTATCAATTGATGTATAAGAATCAAGTATTTCTTGTTTTATTATTTTATCAGCAGTTTCAATATTATTTTCTGTATAAAATATTTCCGCATTTTTATTTACAAATAAATTAGCATCGTAACTTACAAAACACAATCTATATAAATCTTTAACAGATTTATCAATATCGTAGTTATACGAATTTTTATAATATTCAACAGCAGAATTAAAAGCGTTTAAATGCTGATTACCATCAATATAAATTCCAGCTTTAATGCCCATACCTCCAATTGAAGTAAAGCAAAATATAGTATAAGGATCGTTTTCCAAAGTTTTTTTAACTTCATAAACTTTTTTCACAGAAATATTGTCAATATCAATTTGAAGTATATTAGTATGATAAATCAACTTATCCTTGATAAATTCAAAACCATATTTATTATAGTTATTTTCATTATCTGCAATTCTGTGGTTACAATAAGCAGATAAAGTAAAAGCAGGTATATTTTGTTTTTTATATTTATCGTAAAGTGGTGTTGTTAATGTACCTTTTATATTTAATATATTATTAGTAATATCTTGTTGAAGTAATTCTCTTGCTTTATTAGTGATTACTGCATAAGTACCATTATGAATATTATTCAATAATTCATTCAAAGATAATATACTTGGATTAGTAGTAATTTTCGCATTGCCAAATAACGAGATGTTTTTATCAAATATATTTTTTTCTATCAACATATTTTAAATTCAACTTTTTTTTATTATTATTTATTAAGTTAACTTTATTATTTTAAATTAATTATTTCTTATCCGCAATTCTTTTCAAACTTGCAATTTTCTCCGCAACTAATTCTTGCGTCATTGCTTCGATAGTATCATTTATATTCATAATTATTTCCTTTAATATTATATTAATTAAATTTATAAGAATTAACTTCTAACTATTTTTTCTATCTTCTAATTCTTCTAATAGTTGAATCAATTCAGTTTGCTTACGTTTCCAGCTACTTAGTGTATATTGATTAGTATTAAACGAAGCTGTACTTATTTTATAAGTAACTTCACCAAGCTCCGCAAACTTTTTATTTTTTATTTCTAATTCAGTCATAATTTTTTCCTTTAATATTTTATATTGATTTATTAATTCATAATTCACTTTAACTAAACACACTTTCAATATCAAAACCTTTAGGTAAAAGCTCAGGATTAACAAGGCAATGTCCTATAATTTCATCATTATTAGCAGACTCATCCCCGTGCCACCAAATACTATTCGGTGAAAAATTACTTAACTTGTTTATTGAATCTTTGTTTGGAGAATCAATAATCAACAAATCAAAACCGTTATAATTCCATTTTAAACCCTTAGACCTTTTAACAATACCTGTGTGAAGATATGTGCCATGCTGATTTACTGAACGAATTATATTCCCTTCTATCATTTCATTACCATATTTATCCATCAAAGCAGTAGGCAATAAAAATCTAAAATGTTCAGAAATATGCGGTACCATTTCCCCTATAGAATCATAACTTATGTGATCAATCTTATTGGTATTATAATTCCATTTAATTTGCTTAACCTCAACGATTTTATTTATTTCCTCAACATAAGCCACGCAAGGAAATTTCAATATTCCATCATATCTTATATTTTTCATATTTTTCATATTTTTTCTTTCTTATTTTTTACTCAGTAGCCACGAGCTAAAGTTTGTGGCTACTGAAATTTTATAATCATAATTAAAACGGAATATCCTCTTCTTGAATAATATTATCCTCAAGATTCTGCTCTGTAGTTTTACCGTTTTTAGCTACGCTATACGGTTTGTATCCGTTATTTGTATTATTTGTCGCCTCAGCATTAGAATTGCTTCCTGATTTAAACTTATGCACTAATTTTGCGTTAATTTCAGGAATTAGATTATCAAAAAATTCATCACGTTTTTCGGTATTCAAATATTCCTTTTTACCAACTTTAGCAGCAACCGCTTCAGGATAATCACCCTTCTTGTATTTTCGAGTAACCTTATTGTCGTTATGTCTTACCCCGCAATGCGTTAGTTTCTTGCCATTAAACTCTTCGTCTGAATTGTATGGAGTTAATCTGATATAATCAATAGCATCCAAATTAACCAAGCAACTCAAAGCACCACGTACAAAAGTAGTATATCTTCCGCATTCCAACACATCGTAATTAATCTCATCGTCCTTGAAATAGAATTTGATAGTTTGAATCATCTCACCTTCAAATTCATATTCACTCGCTTCCACCTTAGTCAAATATCCTTCGATATAAGAATATTTCTCTTTCGGTTCTTCCCCTTTTTTACCTTTTAATTGGATTTTAGCTTCATCATAATCAACCCCATAATTGGTAAAATTTCCCATTGTACTATTACCTACTGGCATAATACCTCCTTTATATTTGCTAATAGTTTTAGTTATTTACTATTAGCGATTAAATAACTAGTTATTTTCATTTAAAAAATCTTCAATATTTTTCGCAGTTTCTTTCATATTTTGTAACAGCGGTATTTGAATTTGTATTTGTCTAATTCCGTTTTGAATTTCAGATATATCAAACTTGATTCCTGATTGATATCTAAGAAAAGCATTTTCATAATCCTCACTATTTTTATTAATTAAAGAGTTATCCTGTAATATTGCTTTATTAATACCTTCAATCATTGATTTATCAATAGTTGTTATATGAACAATGTTATCTAAAACTTCTTTAACATTCTGTCTATGTCTCGAAGTTATACTCCGAAGTTGTTGGAATAAGTAATTCGCATTATTTTCTCTATTTGCCATAAATTTCTCCATATTTTTTAGATGGACTTCACTTGTTTCTTTTAATACTTTATAAACTTTTAACTTTCAAACTTTTAACTTTATAAACTTTTAACTTTCAAACTTTTAACTTTATAAACTTTTAACTTTCAAACTTTTAACTTTATAAACTTTTAACTTTCAAACTTTTAACTTTATAAACTTATAACTTTATAAAT